CAGCAAGCGTTACTACATCCCCATAGAAGGTGATGCTATAAGCATAAGGTTCCGTGCCTTTGAGTTGTACGTTCTCTACCTCTACGACTCCTGTGCGGAATGGCAAGGAGTTGATTTCGATTCTTGCTGCCTGTCGTAAGCGACCATCAAATGTTACCGCAGTAGTAGTCTGCGTAAGTGAACCTCCCAATGCATCTAAAGCATCAGCGCAGCAACCTCCTGCCTCTACTTTACCACCATCCTTTAGCACTCGGAACTTGTAATCCAAAAACAAAGATTCTCCGTTTAAGAAGGTTTTCTTTGTCAGGGTAGACGTATCTATGTCCGAGCGATAATAGTGCTGAAAAATGGCGTTATTCCACGCTGAGGCGGGTACTGTGAACGTCTGAGTGAAGTCCGTGAACACCTTGCTGATGTCTTGGACGTTCTGCACCGACAAGTTGATGGTGATTTCCTCATCATCAAACAGGTCAAGGCGAAAGCCGTTGATGTAAATATCTACCTTGTTCATCGGATTAGGCTACGCTCATCAAAGGCAAAGTTGAAGGTCATCGTGTAGTTGATGAGACGTTGGTTCACGTGCTTTTGGTATTCTACGCTTCCACGCTCTGGCGTAACGGCATACCACGAGCCATCTATCAACATAGCAACATTCTCACTCATTAGGATATCCTGTACCACGTCATTGTGGTCTTCACCAACGAAGCCCGTGTTCAAGGTGTAGGAGTTGCGTGAGTTCACGTTGAAGTCCGTGTACTTGCCTATCTCGGTAGAGGGGCTTGTGAAGGCATCGTTGTAGATGCTCTTTTGGTACGAGTCCTGCGTGAAGTTACCACGCTCATCGCTGCGCTTGAAGAACGTCAGGTAGTCCAACATCCCGTAGCGGTTGATGAAGGAGATTTGATAGGGCGTGTAGCGTGGCTCACAAGTCAGCGTGAATCGTTGTGTAAATAGCGTAGTGCCGCTTGAGTTCTTTACAATCACATCGTAGTAGTCACCCGTATCGTGTGTTGATGGCTTGATGGCATTGTCAAGGTGTGGATTGTTTTGCAGGTTCTGCGGGTACACCCCTGCGTAGATTACGCTCTTGGTTGATTGTCCGCCTGCTGCTGGAATTACGCTATCAGATGCCGTGTAGTAGAAAATATCGGAGTCTCCGTTGTTCCAAGTAATTTCAATCTTGTCAATGGTTGACAGGTTGTTCAGTGCAAGTAGGCCGTATTGGTTTGCAAGCACATATCGGTTCCTGCTTACCGCAAGGTTGGCTGCGGTGACTTCCGTGTTGGATAGGTTGCTGCTCCATCCGTCCGTACACAAAAAAGCATAGGTCGTTAAGTTTGACCATACGGCAGTATCAGGAGCTGCTCCGTTGTTTGAGTACCGCCAATCTCCCGTAGGCACAACCCACAACGCTTCGCCTGTCGGTGAGTCAACATAACCCGAAGAGTCGTAGATACTGAAGTCGTGCAGGAACTGGTCACGAACAAGGTCGCTGATTTCAAAGTTGATGACTTGATTGATTGAGTAGTCCTTACTCAAAACGTAATCAGTGCCAACTACTGCCGTTCCTGTGTTGATGCCTACGTTCAGGGTCATCGCCTGAAGTTGGTCGTTGGTGAGGGTGTTGTTCTTTCCAGTGATGAAGATAGGGCTGCGTGCCATCTTCAAGCTAAAAGGATAGCCAAGTATAGGTGTGCTCATCGTGTTGTGAATGCTTTAAAGTCTTCCTCTGTAAGTTGGAATGCGTTAACGATTTCAGGCGGCAGGCGCTTGAACGCTATGCCAAATGGATTAGTGAAGAATTTGGTAGCAGGGATGCCCTTCTCGTAGATGCTGCGAGCAAGAGCAAACTGAAGCCCCTTGCGCTTTACGAATTGTCCTTGCTTGTTGCGAGTGCCTTCCAATCCTTTCTTTACTGCCCATTGACTGAAGGCAGATGCAGGAGGCATCTTGTTGGTGTACTTGTAGGGAGACCCCGCTGCGCTTGTATACGTGCTTTTTGCGCCACGAACACCTGCGTCTTGGAACAACCCATAGTCCTCCATTGAGAAAGTCAAGGAGAACGAATTTGGCCCAACTGTCAAGTTGTAGTCAAGAGAGTTGTAAAGGTCACCACTCACGTTCTGCTTTTTGCGTGTGAGGTTTGACTTCGCCTGCTGAATGACGTAGCGAGCAAACTTTGCAAGAACCGATTGAACCAACTCCTGACGTGCCATTTAGCAGACGCTGATTTCGGTGTTGGCAAGCAGCACGTCAAACGTAGCAGTCCATCCCGCAAGTAGGTTCTCGAAACGCTCCGAGAAAGGAACTGCGGTAGCACTGCCATCCAACTGATACAGGTCAGAGTATAGGGTACCTCTGCGTAATTCCGTGATGACATCGTTGATGACTGCCAACTGGGTGTTGAGAATATCCTGCTCATTGCTGATTCCGTAGAACGGCTCTGCTTGGTCACGGGGATTCTCTTTGGTCTCATCCACAATATCCATACAAAGCAAGCTCACGTTCATACGGACGATTTGTCCCTCGAATGTTGCTTGGTTCACAATGATATGGCTCAATGGGAAGATGGTCTGCTTGTTCAGGTCAATATCAAAGATGTCGCCTGTGGTGACCACGTTCACTTGGCTATGCGCTTCAAGGGTGTCCTTGAGCTTGGTGGTGATGTCGTAAAACTGCCTCATTTCTTTAGTTTGTCTAATTGCTTTCGCTCAACGTCTCCTTTTTCTTTGTCAAATGTGAGAAGGGTGAGGCATTGGTGAACACCCAATCTTCCCACGCTTTCAAACCTTGTGACATCTCCTTGAGCGAGATGGTAGAAAGAAGAATACCAACCCCACTTGAATCCGAACTGCGCTTCTGCGCTATACTCGTTTGCGGGTTCTCCAAAGAGCGAATCGTAGCGTTGAGTAAGTCGCTTCCTAAACGATAAAAAAAAAGCGTTGCGCCTAATACAACATCCATCGGTGCTTGCTTCATTAGGTCGCTATACTTCTCTGCTGATTCGTATGGCTCAATATCGTAACGCTTGCCCAAGTCCTGCGTGATGGGTCGGTACAACACCGCCATCGTTTTGTGCAGTTCTGATGTGCTGCTCATATAATTGTCCAAATCCACGTACTCACCAAAGGTGATGTCTTCGAGGTTTGGCACAAAGCCGAACTCTTGCTTGCCAATGGTGAACCTTGTCTTAAGCGATGGCTTCTCGTTGAACATTCCGTTCAGGCGGTTGACCACCCCTGCAAGGCTTTTGAATTTTACGTTGGGCAATTGAGCAAGAGGGACGTTGCAAAAGATTTCAAGCATCTTATGCGTCAAGAACTCCTCATCGCCTTCCAATCGTGCGAAGCGTTGGTATTGGTCGAGTGTTATTTCCGACAGGTCGGTGGGTACTACTACCTTGAGTTCCATAAATAAATAACCTTATGAATTTAACGTATAGCATACCGCCCGTAGTTCGGTCGGCTTAATTTGTTGTAGGTGGCGTAGCGCACCGCATCAATGGCGTGGTTGAAAGCGTCAATGGGTTTGTTGAGTAGGTTGCCGTTCTTGTCTTCTACCCACTTGTAGTTTTGCATCTCCTTGATTAGGTTGTTGCTTCGTGGGGTTACGAATATCTTATGCCGCTTCAGCACATCAATACCCACTATGACGCTATCTGCGCCCTTCTGCGTGGGTTTCACGTTCCATCCCATACGATGCAGCTCCTCGATTGATTTGGGTTCAGCAGAGTCAGCAAATACCTCTGACCGCCTGTCAAGGTTTAGGCTATTGAAATTGTTGCTAATGTCGGGGTTGGTTAGCCCCGTTCGGTAGATGAGTTCATCAAGGTACAGGTTGTCTCCCGCTTTGTATACGGCAACGAGTGCGCTTGGGTCATTCGTGTAACCGAAGTCGAGTCCGTATGCCAAGAGGCTTGCATCCTGTGGGATGTCCATCGTTCCGAACTGGAAGATGGTAGCTCGGCTCATACCACGCTCACCCAAGCCGTAGATGCGCCAATAGTCCTCATCAGTTTCCTTCAGGCGTTCAATCTCTGCCTTTACCCCTGCGTCAAGAAATGGATTATCAAGGTAGGTGGTTTGGTAGAAGTCGCAATCCTCACGAGGCACCACCTTGTCGTATATCCAATGAAACGCATCCGAAGGGTTGTAGTCAAGGATGGCTTTGCCTTCGGTACGCAGGATGAGCTGCTGCCAATCCTCGTAGGTTAGTTCGTTGGCCTCGTTGATGTACAACAGGTTACGCTTGCGGCCTCGTATCTTTTGTGGTTGGTCAAGCGATATGAACTCCACCAAGTTTCCGTTCAGGTAGTATTCGTGGCTTGACTTGTTGTGGTAGCTTTCGTTGTATAGGTCGTGGTTCCGTAGTATGTCAAAGAAGTCACGCATCACCGAAGCCCGAAGCGATGGGAAGGTTTTACGGCAGATGGTAATTGTCTTGTCCGTTTCTCGCTCCGTATAATAGAAGATTACCCATAGCAGGATGTTGTATGTCTTCCCGCTACGAGTACCGCCCTGCTCAACGACTATCTTTTTGTCGCTGCGTCTTAAGTGGTTAAATATCTTATTGGTTTCAATCTTCGCCAAGCACTTCGATTTGGAATAACTTGCCCGTGTTCACGTCTACCTCTTGGCGTTCAACGTATCCACGCTTCTTGCCTTTGGTCTTTAGAAAGAAGATGGTGGCGGTTGAGTTGCCTTCCTTTATCTGCTTGTGCAGTTGGCTCTCTGCGAAGTCAATGGCTACGTCTGATAGTTCATCGACTGCTGCTTTGTATTCCTTGTCCTCCTGCATCCATAGGTAGTGAGTCGTACGACCTATTCCCACCGTCTTGCAAGCTGATGTTACTACGCCTAAAGATTTCTCCAAAGCATCAAGCATCGCTTTTTTATGTTGTTCGGTTTTG